ATGGACTGAACATAATCTTATTTTTAAACCGACTGGACCAACCAGTAATCACTTTGCAATAGATACCCTTGGATATGCTAATAGTTCTACTTTAGCTTTTGAATATCCCGATGAATGCGAACATACTTATCTTCCGTGGGATATGGATAAGTATATTGAAACCAAATCTAACAAGTGGGATGATTCTGCTATTATTAAATGGAAAAATGATTTAAGAAAGAATTTCCCGAAAGATCATATACTTGTTATAGTACAACAGCCAAAAGATGAAACAGTAAACGGATTTGGATTTGGTAACCATTGGACTAAGGTTTGTAATATAGTAGCTAAATTAATAGTCTGTCAGACAAGACCTATTGTGGTTAAATTACATCCATCATTTCAGGACAAAAGAAAATTAAACCAAATCAACCAATGGAAAGAATCTGGGGTTAGAGTAATAGAAGGTTATATTAATATACATGACGTATTACCTAAAACAAGAGTAGCTATTACCGAAAATAGTACTGCTGGAATAGAGTGTTTAATTCACCAAGTACCTATCATATCCTACGGATTTCCAGAATATCATTGGGTTACTAAACAACTACAATCATTAACCCAATTAGAGGATTTAGTTACAGATTTAAGTTGGCATGATCCTTTGCTAGCTTCTAAGTTTACCTCTTGGTACATAGATTGGTATCTTTGTAGTGATATAAATAGTACTGTGCAAAGATTAAGAGAGCTTATATAATGGATCAGATAAAGATAGTGAAAAAGAACCATGCGTTTATGCATATTGAAACTGATCCTAGTATTGAAATGGAACTTACTGAACATTTTTGTTTTTACGTACCTGGTTATAAATTTATGCCGGCATATCGTAACAAATATTGGGATGGAAAAATAAGACTGTTTGATTCGCGAAAGAAAACTTTATACATTGGTTTATATAAGTACCTGAAAGAATTTGCATTAGACCGCGAATACGAAGTCCTGACAGCATCTTCTAAGCAGTACGGGGACTTAGAACCAAATAAAGACTTATCTTATATCGACAAAAAATGGTTAGATGATTTAAATATAACATCTAATCAAGTACCGATAACACCCCGGGACTATCAGTTAAACGCTCTAGGACACTCGCTAACAAACAAAAATGCTTTACTATTATCACCAACTGCCTCTGGTAAATCTTTAATTATATATTTGGCTTCTAGATGGTATATCGATAATGAGCCAAGTAAAAAGATATTAATAATAGTTCCAACTATATCTTTGGTAGAGCAAATGTATTCAGACTTTGCAGATTATAGTATGAAAGATGATTCTTTTAATATAGATGAATGGGCAAATAAAATTCATGGTGGTGTACAGAAAGGACAAATGTTAGAAAGAATAGTTATATCTACATGGCAATCAATCTATAAAAAGCCTACAGGATTCTTTCAGAATTTTGGAATGGTTATTGGCGATGAAGCACATCAGTTTAAAGCTAAGTCACTAACTGCTATTATGGAAAAATGTACAGAAGCAGAATACCGTATTGGTACTACAGGAACACTGGATGGTACACAGACACATCAATTAGTATTAGAAGGATTATTTGGTCCAGTAAATAAAGTCACAACAACAAAAGATTTAATCGATTCAGATCAGTTAGCTAAATTGGATATTAAAATGTTATTGTTAAAATATAAAGATGAACATTGTAAAGAGATATCCAAACTAAAATACCAAGAAGAATTAGACTTTATTGTAAGGTATACACCAAGAAATAATTTTGTTGCTAATCTAGCAATAGACCAAGAAGGTAATACTTTAATCCTGTTTAATTACGTCGAAAAGCATGGTAAGCCCTTACATAACATCTTAAAAGAAAAACTTAAAGGTAAAGATAGGAAGCTTTTTTATGTCTCGGGCGAGACGGACGTGGACACGCGCGAGAGCGTACGTGCGATAACTGAGAAAGAACAGAATGCAATTATTGTAGCTTCTCTTGGTACGTTTTCAACTGGTATAAATATAAAGAGATTACATAACTTAATCTTTGCTTCGCCCTCTAAGAGTCAGATTCGTGTATTACAATCTATTGGAAGAGGGCTTAGAAAAAGCGATAGAGATACCCAAGTGTTTGATATTGCAGATGATTTACATTGGAAGAATAAAAAGAACTATACACTTGAACACGCAGCTGAAAGAATTAAGATATATAGTAAAGAGAAATTTGATTACGAACTACACGAAGTGAAAATATAATGGAAGATACACAAGTAAGACATTTTAAATTAATTAACGGAGAACAAATAATAGCTGCTGTTAATTCTAAGAACCAAGACAATTGGTATCTGGGATTACCAGTACAGGTAAATTCTGGAATTCTAAATGGATTTACATTTGCACCTTGGTTCCCGTTTTCAACGGAAGAGAACTTTAAAGTTAAGTTTTCTAATGTATTACAATCAACAAAAGTTGATCAAGAAATTAAAGAAGCATACGTTAAGTTTGTGCTATCTTTAAAAGACAATCCACCTAAACCTAAAATGGAAACCCGTTCCCAACACGAATTGTTGGAACAGTTAGAAGCCGAGGTGGATGAACAAATGGCTGAAGTGTTTGAGAATGAAGGATTCATTGGTAAGAAGAAGGTAATTCATTAGTATACCTCTTCCCTCGAATGGACTCTATTATTATATCATAAAAATCAAGATTTGTAAACCCCCTAGCAAAAATAAATTTAGGGATTTACAAATGCTTAAAAGTATGGTATAATAGTACCTTCTATTAAAAAATGGAGATATAATTTTATGGCAACAAAAAAGAACAAAGCTCATTATATAAACAATAAAGAGTTTTCATTAGCAGTTGTAGAATATGTAAAAGAATGCGACAAGGCAAGGTCCAAGAACAAAGACATTCCCAAAGTTACGGATTATATTGCACAATGCTTTATAAAAATTGCAGAGGGACTATCGCACAGACCAAACTTCGTAAGATATACTTACAGAGAAGAAATGGTTATGGACGGCGTAGAGAATTGCCTACGCGCAATCTATAATTACAATATTGATACTGCTACACGTACTGGTAATCCGAATGCATTCTCGTATTTTACACAAATATGTTTTTATGCTTTTATTCGTAGGATTACTAAAGAGAAAAAACAACAAGAGATTAAATTCAGATTCATTGAAAAAATGGGTATCGACGATTTCGTAGAAATGGGTATGGATGCCGAAGGTGCAGAACAAACCATGAGTTATGTAGATACGCTAAGACAAAGAATTAGTACTGTTAGAAAGAAAGACGAAGCAGTAAAAGAATTTGCTAAAGAAGAAAAAGAAAGAGAAAAGTTAGAACTTTTCATGAGGTAAGTCTATGAAGATAGCAATACTTAATGATACGCATTGTGGTGTCCGAAACTCATCAGACATCTTTTTACAATACCAAGAACGATTTTACGAGGAAGTATTTTTTCCTTATTTAAAAGAACATAACATCAAGAATATCCTACACTTAGGTGATTATTACGAGCATAGAAAGTTTGTTAACTTTAAAGCGCTTAACCAAAATAGAAAACATTTTCTTGAGCCTATGCGTGATGCAGGAATTACTATGGATATTATACCCGGTAATCACGATGTCTATTTTAAGAATACAAACGAGCTATGCTCCTTAAAAGAATTACTTGGTTACTTTACATCAAATGTAAATATTATAATGAAACCAACAGTCTTAGATTATGATGGATTAAAAATTGGTGTAATACCGTGGATTAATAATTCTAACTACGAGGAATATACAAAATGGGCTATGCAATGTGAAGCTCCTATCCTTGGTGCACATTTAGAATTAAAAGGTTTTGATATGATGGCAGGTATGCCGAATCCACACGGTATGAATGCAGATATTTTTTCTAGGTTCGAAAGTGTTCTATCAGGACATTTCCATACAAAGTCTAGTAGAGATAACGTTCATTATCTAGGATCACAAATGGAATTTACCTGGGCAGATGTAGATGATCCTAAATATTTCCATGTATTAGATACTGAAACAAGGGAAATGGAACAAGTCCGTAATCCCATAACTATATTTAAAAAAGTAGTTTATGATGACACCAAAGTGGATTACAATGAAGTTGATGTTAGCCAATATGAAAAACATTTCATTAAATTAATAGTAATAAATAAGAATGACTTATACATGTTTGATAAGTTTATAGATAAATTAAATAGCATAGAAACCTATGAATTAAAGATTGCAGAATCTTTTGAAGAGTATCTTGGAGAAAGCGTAGAAGACGAGAAAATATCCATGGAAGATACAACCACACTTTTAGATTCATATGTTGATGCAGTAGAAACTGATCTGGATAAAGATCATATTAAAGTAGAACTGCGTAAGCTATACACGGAGGCACAGAATCTCGAAGTATTATGATACATTTTAAATCATGTGAGTGGAAGAATTTTCTATCCACTGGAAACGATCCTATAAAGGTCTTACTAAATAAATCCCCAACAACACTAATCGTAGGACAAAATGGTGCAGGTAAATCTACACTATTAGATGCAATGTCCTTTGCGCTCTTTAATAAACCCCATAGGGATATTAATAAAGGCCAATTAGTGAATTCCATTAATCAGAAGAAAGCAGAAGTTACTGTTGAGTTTGATATAGGTGGACAAGAATTTAAAATTGTCCGTGGAATAAAACCAGCTAAGTTTGAAATATGGCAAAATGGTAATATGATTAACCAGGCATCAAACGCTAGGGATTACCAGAAATTTTTAGAACAAAATATACTTAAGCTAAATCATAAATCATTTCACCAAGTGGTTGTATTAGGTTCTAGTTCTTTTATTCCCTTTATGCAATTACCTGCTTGGTCCCGAAGATCAGTTATAGAAGATCTTTTGGATATTAATATATTCTCTAAGATGAATACATTATTGAAAGAACGTAATTCTAAGATAAGAGAAGAATTGGTAGATATTAGTCACCAAATTGAATTACTGAAAACAAAAATAACATCGCAATCAAAATATATAAAAGATTTAGAGTCATTAAACCAGGATCAGATTGATCAGAAAAGAGATTCTATTAAAGAACATAAATCAACAATTAAAGAAACCTTCGAGGAAAGTAAAGATCTAGGTAAAGGATTAGAAACCTTATTAAAAGAAGAAGAGAAAAGACATAAAGATAATCTAAATCAATCTTCACACTTAACCTCTATAGATTTATCCTGTAATCATAAAATAAAAGAGTTAGTAGAACAAGCAAGATTCTATGAAGAGAATGACCATTGTCCAACATGCGATCAGGATGTAAAGCCAGAGCTAAAAAAGAAGAAAATACAAATCATCCAGAATGATGCTAAGACTATTCAACAGGAAAAAGCTGCGGTCGAAAAAGAACTAAACAATCTTAAGAAAGAAATGCAAGAGATTGCTAATAAGACTAATCAGCTAAAACAGAAACAACAAAAGATTAATTCAAATAATGAAAAGATATCTGTTATCCAGAAAGAGATAGATAAAATACAAAAAGAAATTAATCAATTAAATAACCAAACTGGCGATACTGGTACCGCTAAAAAAGAATTGAAAGATCTACGTAAAGGTAAAGAAAGCTTTACTGAAAAGAAATTAGAGTATGTAGAAGAAAGAACCTATAATGAAGTGATTGGGGAAATGTTAAAGGACACTGGTATTAAGACCAAAGTCATTAAACAATATTTGCCGGTCATGAATAGGTTAATCAATAGCTATCTACAAATACTAGACTTCTTCGTAGCTTTTCATTTGGACGAAAACTTTAATGAAACAATTAGATCTCGACATAGGGATAGCTTTAATTATGCTTCGTTCTCAGAAGGGGAGAAACAAAGAATAGATCTAAGTCTCCTCTTTACATGGAGACAAATTGCTAAGCTAAAAAACAGTGCAGCGACAAATCTCTTAATACTCGACGAGACATTTGATAGTTCTCTGGACCACGACGGTGTAGATAGTTTAACAAAAATACTAGATACATTGGATTCAGATAGTAATACATTTATCATATCTCACAAAGGCGATGTATTAGAAAATAAATTTAGATCTAAAATAGAGTTCTTCAAATCAAAGAACTTTTCGAAAATCAGATAGAGGATATAATGATGACAGAACAATTAGAATTGTTCGAAGTAACATATGTTGACTATAAAATTAAAATGAACCCATACGCTATTCAATTTAGCGACGAAGGTCCAGATAGGTTAACAATGGAACAATTAGAAAGACATGATTTTAAAAGTGGAGATAAGTTTGTATTGTATACCGATACAACTGGCAAAGTCACCTTAAAAAAAGATAGAGATTCTACATCAACAACCTGGTCAATATAGAACCAAGCACCCATAGTTCAACTGGATAGAACATCGGCCTTCTAAGCCGAGGGTTGGAGGTTCGAGTCCTCCTGGGTGCGCCATTTTATAAATACTAGTATGGACACTAATCATCTAAAATGTAGAGCTCCTAAATGCAAATACGTAGGTCCGGTATTACACTTTGCATTCATATATAATACCACTCTTTGCCCCTCCTGCGCTACTAAATTAATCTATCAAAAGAATTTAGCATCGAGTAATTTACTCTGGAAAAAGGTTATAACTCGTTAGCAATCGTCACAGTTACGTGAATTTTCGTCAGTTTTTGATCTTTTTTGGGGGGAGGGGGGTTCTCAAGCACTCAAAAATACGGTATAATACACACATAAATTAAAAAAATAAGGAGTTTTTAATGATACAAAGTTCAATACTACCAAAGCTACTAGCTAAGGAAAACATTACTATTCAGCATGGTAACTATCATACTGCATGGTTCGATGTTGAAAAACGTGTACTTGGTTTACCTATGTGGAAAGATATGGGTAAAGATGTATATGATCTTTTGGTTGGACACGAAGTATCACACGCTCTACATACCCCATTCGAAGGTTGGCACGATAGCCCAGAAAAATTAGAAGGTGCTCCAAGGTCATACCTTAACGTTGTAGAAGATGCACGTATCGAAAGATTTATCAAAAACATATATCCCGGTTTAGTTGGACCTATGGCACGAGGTTATAAAGTACTTCACCAAGAAGGGTTCTTCGGCGATGTAGATAAATTAGAATGGGACGAAGTTAAGCTTATCGATAAGCTAAACATTAAAGCTAAATTAGATCATTTAGCAGAGGTTCCTTTGGATTCAGAAGAACAGGTTTTCTTAGATAGAATGATGACAACCCAAACATTCGAAGAGGTTGTACAATTAGCTAAAGATATCCTAGATTATACCAAAGAGAATCAACCAGAATTATTAGAGCCACAACCTTTACCAGAATCAAATGAAGATGAGGGTATACAAGAAGGCGAAGATAATCTTCCACAGGGACATGACGATATGGATCCACAGGAAGGTTTACAAGAAGAAGAAACAGTTTCAGAAGATTCTGATTCTGCAGATGGGGAAGAATCCGACGATTGCAAAGAGGACAATAAAAACAGCTCAGAAGGCAACGAAGATGAAACCCCATCCGCGGATGATGATTTCGAAGGTGATGCATTAAATCCTACAATCTCAGAGCAACCTACATATTCAGAAGAAGACGTATCTAAGACGGATCAGGCTTTACGTAGGTCAGAGTCTAGATTATTAGATACTGACGATAATGGCGAAAGTCAAGCAGTTCTAATTAATGAAGTTAAAAAAGATCTTAGAAAAAAAGTTGTTATTGACTACCAAACGTTAAGTAAAGCTAGAGCTAAGATAGAAGATTCTGATTCTAGTAAATATAACGGCTATAGTGAATATGTGAAATCTACAAAAAAAGCTGTTAACTTCGCTGTTAGAGAATTTGAACAAAGAAAAGCTGCTTACCAATACACCAGAGCACAAACAGCTAAAACCGGTCGTATTGACGTTAACAAACTTTGGTCTTATAAAACCTCTGAAGATATATTTTCCCAGGTTACAAGATTAGCAGATGCTAAAAACCACGGTATGATAATGCTCGTAGACTTTTCTGGTTCAATGTGTAACTCAATGCCATATGTAATGGATCAGTTATTACACTTAGTTATGTTTTGTAAATCAGTTAACATACCATTCGACGTTTATGGATTTACTAGCACTAACCCAAACATTAAAGACGAAAGCACTTATAATTCAGACGGTGACTTACACCTAAACGGATTATCAATGCCACTTATTTGTTCTTCTTCTCTTAAGAAATCAGATTATGAAAACGCTATCAAGCACATGTATGGAAGAAAGACTAATAATTACTATTGGGATAGTCTTTGTTCATACGAAGAATATGGTTCAACTCCTTTGGATCAAGCTCTTATAGTTTCGCACCACTTAGTAAAAGAATTTAAAATCAAGCACGGTGTGCAAAAAATGAATTTTATTACTTTTACAGATGGGGATTCAAACGGAATAAGTGCTATCCAGGATAGAAGATTAGAAGACAAAAAAATGGACACTAATGGATATTCTGCAGGCTATAAAGCTATCATCGACGGTAAGCTTACTGATCTAGGAAGAAGATACAACTCAACTAAAAATCTTTTAGAAAGCTTAGGCAAAAGATATAATACCAAAACTATCGGATTCTTCATGGCAGATGATTCAGCTCACTGGAGAGATAGATTATATAATATGAGAAGGGATATGCTAAAAGGCGAATACGATTGGGAAGATAATGACAATTTTAAGAAAGAAGCTGCTAAAGAATACAGAAGAAACAAATGCGTTTCTAAGCAGAACGTATTTGGATATGACCAATACTACCTATTAAAAGGTGGCAAACAACTATCTGCAGAAGATGAAGAATTCGAAACATTCGGAACTGAGACCGATGCTCAACTAAGGAATGCATTTAAAAAGCACTCCAAATCTAAAAAACTAAATAAAGTTCTTATGACATCATTTGGTAAAGAGGTGGCTTAATCTGACGAAAATTCACGAAAAAGACACGAAAGGGGGGTTTACAAAGGTCCAAAAATACGGTATAATACATACCATAAATTAAAAAAAACTGAGGAGTTAATATATTATGAAAAAGAGTGAAATGAGACAATCAACCAAAATTATCTTAGAAGAAATATCTAAGAAATTTCCTGGTCAAACAGACTTCCGTAGGGCAATCATCGAAGATATTGCTAAGTCTTTTGGCTATACCCAGAAGGATTATTATCCTTTACTTCAACCAAGCAATCGTGTTAAAATCGGTACTTATTCATTAGACGGTTTATTACCTAAGGATATTACAATGGATCCTATTCCAGCAAACGCAGCTACTATGGCTCAATCAGTTACTTCATTTGGTAATGAAGAAAGAACCTTCGCAGAAGTAGATCCTACTTTCGTAGCTTGGGGTTCTTATACGGACATTATGAAAATTATTAAATCAGAAATGTTTTATCCCACATACGTTTCTGGCCTATCTGGGAATGGTAAAACATTTATGGTCGAACAAGCTTGTGCAAAAGCAGGCAGAGAATTTATTAGGGTTCAAATTAACCCAGAAACCGACGAAGATGATTTGCTCGGTGGATTCAGATTGATTAACGGCGAAACCGTTTTCTGTAAAGGTCCAGTACTAAAAGCTATGGAGAATGGCGCAGTACTTCTACTCGACGAGATCGATAGGGCTACAAACAAGATTATGTGTCTTCAAGGTGTGCTCGAGGGCAAACCAGTTCTTGTTAAGAAAACTGGTGAAACAATTAAACCTACAAAAGGTTTTAATGTTATCGCTACCGCTAACACGAAAGGTAAAGGTTCCGAAGATGGACGATTTACCGCAGCTTCTATAATCGACGAAGCTTTCCTAGAAAGGTTTACTATATCAATCGATCAACAATTTCCATCTGCTTCAATCGAAAAGAAAATCCTCAACAAGCACATGGATAAATTCGATGTTAAAGATGATGAGTTTGTAGATAGATTGGTTACTTGGGCAGATATTATTAGAAAGACTTTCTTCGACGATGGTGTTGATGAAGTTATTTCTACTCGTAGGCTCTGCCACGTTGTACAAACTTTTTCTATCTTTACGGATAGAATGAAAGCGATTGACCTATGTATTTCTAGATTCGATGAAGATACTAAGGCAGCTTTCCTAGATCTTTACACTAAGGTCGACTCAGGTGTTCTAACCACAGATTCCGAAGTAGAAGACTTTGACCATCAAACAGAAGAGGTATAATAATGGCCAAAAAAATAAATTATAAATTTAACGAAGGAGCTCTTATCGAAGAGCTTCAAGCGTATATTGACTCCACTTACGGTGGGCATTATTCTAAAAACAAATTTCAATCAACAGAGTTTATATCAGACTGCGGTCATGGTATTGGTTTTGCAATTGGAAACATACTTAAATATGCACAGAGATATGGCCGTAAAGGTCATCGTACTGATCATAGGAAAGATCTTATGAAAGTATTACACTATGCATTAATCGCTCTTAGCGAGCACGACAGGGATATAAAATGAAAAAAATACCACCAATCTGGTCATCAAGTTCGAAATGGTTTGTTCCATTTCACCTATGTTTGATGTCACTAATACTAATATTCGGTTTATGGTCTAATCACGCGCACGGGTACGACGAGAATGGAGACAGGTTTTGTCTAGCTCAGAATATCTATTTTGAAGCAGGTAACCAACCGTTTGCAGGAAAAATGGCAGTTGCAAATGTTACTCTAAATAGAGTTAACGATTTACAGTTTCCAAACACTGTGTGTGAGGTCGTATATCAATCTAAGGATTATTACAAATCTTGGTCCGGGGAAATGATTCCTAAAAGAGGAATGTGCCAATTCAGTTGGTATTGTGATGGCAAATCAGATGAACCAAAAGACTCTATTACCTGGATAGAATCAATTCGAATTGCTGATATAGCTCTAGAGTCTTCTAACTTTGATATAACAGAAGGATCGCTATGGTATCACGCAGACTATGTTCACCCTTATTGGGCAGATCATTTAGAATATGTTATTCAAATTGAAACCCACAGATTTTACAAATAAGGGGTTTACATTTAGATCTAACTATGGTATAATATACCCTTATTATGGAATTACTTATTAATATTATTTTTCTTTTACTCGCAGCGTGGTTTGCAATCGGTTCTAGTATAATCGTTAGCGAAGAAAAAGAAATGAGGAGAAAAGAAAGAAATGAAACTATCAGATGAAACTATTGCAGTACTAAAAAACTTTGCAACGATTAACCCTAACTTGGTTGTTAAACCAGGTCAGAAACTAAAAACAATTGCCGAATCTAAAACGATTATGGCAGAAGCGGATATAGTAGAAGACTTCCCAGTTGAATTTGGGATTTATGATTTGAATGAATTCCTATCTGTACTAAGTTTAATCCCAGATCCTGAACTAGAATTTTTCGATAACCATGTCACCATTTCAAACGATCAAGTTGGATGGCAACAAAAGGTTACCTATTATTATTCTAACCCAGAGATCTTAACAACTCCTTCGAAGACTATTACAATGCCTTCTGCAGAAGTTGGTATGAATTTAACTGCAGAAGATTTAAAAAAGATAAACCAGGCAGCAGCAGTTCTTGGTCATAGCGATTTAAGTTATGTCCAAGATGAAAGTACCTATGCTAAAATATACGATGCTAAAGATGCTACGGCAAACCAATATACTTTGGATTTAACAATGCAAGCAGACGTAAAAGTACCAAACAAATTTAACTTTGACTTTAATATAGCAAACTTAAAATTGTTACCTGGAGATTACTATATTTCTCTCTCTAGTTCTAAAATATCTAATTGGACTAACAACGATTACCCAGTAGAATATTTTATAGCTTTAGAGAATTCAACGGATTTTCATGTATAAATATAACATGAAAAGAAAAGAATCGCCAATTATGGGATTCTTAATTTGTCAAACCTATAGGAGAATATCATGACAGATGTAAATGAAGCACCAGCAGCAGACGCTCCTCAGATCACTCTTGGTGACATGGCAACAATGGTTCAAGTTGTTGACTTATGTTCTAAGAGAGGCGCATTCGAAGGTCCCGAGCTCGAGACCGTCGGTGGACTGAGATCCAGAATCGTTGCGTTCGTAGAGGCTAATCAGCCTAAAGACGAGCCCGCACCGGAAGGCGCTGTTCCAGAAGTGGAAGCAGAAGTTGTTGAAGAAGCTGAAGAAGCTTAACAAATGTGGGGCTTCGGCCCCACCTACTTTATTATTTAAGGATATATTATGCAAGACTTTGATAGATATGAACTACTCACAGCCTTATTCAAAGGCACAGTCACAGTAACTTTTCGCAAGATAGACACTGATGAAATTAGGGTTATGCCCTGTACACTCAATCCTGAACTCCTAGAAGCTAATGGTGTAACTATTACCGTAGATTATAGTGCTAAGGATCAAGAGCATTTTGCTGTTTGGTCATTAGATAAAAACGCATGGAGATCATTTAGACTAGATACAGTCGAGGGTTGGGAAGTACTATGACAGAATTTTTATGGGTCGAAAAATACCGACCAAACAATATTGCAGAGGTCATTCTGCCTTCCCACATAAAAGCAACGTTCGAGCAAATTGTTAACGGAGGTGAAGTACACAATATGCTCCTAACCGGCACGGCCGGAGTGGGAAAAACTACAGTTGCAAAGGCACTCTGCAATGAACTAGATCTAGATTTTCTATTGGTCAATGGATCAGAAGAAGGAAATATAGACACACTTAGAAATAAAATTAAACAGTTCGCAAGCACTGTTTCGCTCTCGGGTGGATATAAGGTTGTAATCCTTGATGAAGCTGATTACCTAAATCCACAGTCCACCCAACCTGCTCTCAGAGGATTCATAGAAGAATTTTCTAACAATTGTAGGTTTATATTAACCTGTAATTTTAAGAATAGGATTATACAACCTCTACATTCTAGATGTACTGTTATCGAGTTTAATGTAGCTAAAAAAGATATGCCTGAGCTTTGTAAACAGTTTATGGATAGAGCTACAAACATGCTAGAGATAGAAGGTATATCATACGACAGAGAGATTGTTGCAGAATTAATAATGAAACACCAACCAGATTGGCGTAGAGTTATAAATGAACTCCAAAGATATAGTTCTAGTGGTATCATAGATAGTGGTATATTAGTTAATCTTGCTGATGATTCGATGGATGATTTAATAAAGTTTCTTAGAATGAAAGACTTCCGTAAGATGAGACAATGGGTTGCTGATAATATGGATAGTGAACCAGCTGCTATATTTAGAAAGCTTTATGATACCTCGTATGATTATGTTGTACCTAGATCTATACCGCAAATGATTCTTATCTTAGCAGATTACCAATACAAAAATAGCTTTGTCGCCGATCATGAATTGAATCTTGTGGCATGCTTAACAGAAATAATGGCAAACACGGAGTTTAAATAGTGAATACTAGAGAAATCTTAGAACAACATGTAAAAGAATTGCAAGGACAATTACAAGCAGCTTATGTCCGTATTGGAGTTCTTACAGAAGAGTTAAATAAATATAAAGAAAAATATAGAAATGAAGTCGACGAGCACTTTGATCAAAGAATGAAACAAAAGAGTATGACAGAATTAAATTATGACGGCAACGAGGAAAGAGGCCGTTATGGAGAGGATGAGAGCCTTGGCTGTTAATTGGAACATATCTGGTTATAGGGATACGGACAAGGATCGTATTCTACAGCTGGAAAAAGAAAATGTATCTCTTAAAAAGCAGATAGATAAGCTATTGGAAAAGAATAGGGATTTGCTAAACGATATTCATTCTGCTAGCAGAGAGTTAATTGATTTCCAAAAACAATACCAGAAGAATCAACAGGAAATGTGGGATTGGATTCAATATGAACGAAACTATGGGTATGAAAGTGAATCCGTTTGATTTTATAAATGCAATTAATTTTACAAAAAAGGATCTAATTGTAGATGATATAACTGAAAAAGAATACCAACCTTTTTTAGTCAATAGAACATTATCCCATTTTAAAGATACCATTCTATATGCTAATGAAATGAATGTGAATCACCACATCGATAAGCGCCTTCAGAATCATTTTTTTATAAATATAATTACAAAGAAAAAAAGGTTCTCTAAATGGGTAAAACCATCGGAGATAGAAGATTTGGATTGTATTAAGAAACATTATGGATATAGCAATGAAAAAGCAAAGTCTGTATTACACCTTCTTACTAGCGACCAGATAAAACAAATAAAAAATAGGATGAAGAAAGGTGGACGAACAAAGTAACGAAATTAAAGCATGGATTCCTGACGATATGTTAGAAGTCACATTAAATGAACCTGATGATTTTCTAAAGATTAGAGAAACACTTACAAGGATCGGGGTCGCATCACGCAAAGATAATAAACTATTTCAATCTTGCCATATACTACACAAACAAGGCAGATATTTCATAGTGCATTTTAAAGAATTATTCTTATTGGATGGTAAGCCATCTAATTTAGTAGAGAATGATATACAACGTAGAAATACTATTACTACATTGTTATCGGATTGGGGATTGGTCACTATGGTGAAACCTTCCCAAGCCAAGGACGTAGCTCCACTTAGACAAATAAAGGTTATACCTTTTAAAGAAAAGTCTCAGTGGGAATTATGTCCAAAATATAATATCGGAAATAATCAATCTAAAGATTAATTCCGTATAAATAATATCGAAGAATGCGGCATTGAGCCGGTTCTCGATTAACCTTGCTATATATAGGAGGAACTAAAAATGGTAAGAAATACATTGAACGTACCGCGTTCGTTATTCGTAGGCTTTGAGCCTTTATTAGATGAACTGGAGAGGATTCACTCTGCAGGAAAGTCACCAAAAGATAACTATCCACCACATAACGTGGTGAAGATCGATGAGGAGAAATTTCTCATTGAAATGGCATTAGCTGGTTTTCGACAAGAAGACATATCAGTTGAGGTCAAAGATGGTATTCTCAAGGTAAAGGGTGAGATGCCTAAAGATGAACGTGAATTCGCGTACAAAGGTATATCGTCCCGCAAATTTGAGAAGAGCTTCCGCCTCTCAGAATTTGTCGTAATAGACGGTGCTGATCTGAATGATGGAATACTCGTAGTGTATGCTAGAGTAGAACTTCCAGAAGAGAAGCGTCCTAGGGAGATCAAAATAGGGTCTGCTGGGGCATCAACAAAGAAAGAATTCCTGAAAGGGTAATTCTCAATTAGCGACACTCAGTAGATAGTTGAAACACTTTTTACTGGAGATTAATCATGGAACAAATAAAAGCCTATGTGGCTGAACATGAAATCGCTAAGACCTTAATTGACGCATTGCACGTAACATTAGTATTTGGAGTTTGTGTTGGAACAGCTCCTGCACTAATTTGGCTGGCATCGTACGGTTAAGGAATTAGATAATATGGAACGGGAGGGGAAACTCTCCCCGTTCTTTTTGAAATTAGGGGTTTACAATCCCGCTGAATTATGGTATAATATACATTATGAATTTTTACACAAACGTGTCTCGTTATGGTAATATGCTTCTCTACAGAGGTATAGAAAATGGTAAACGTGTACAAAGAAAAATCAAATACAAACCTACACTCTTCGTAGGAACTAACAAAGCTACTCAATGGAAATCCCTCGATGGGAATCCCGTTGCTCCTGTCCAATTCGAATCTATGCGTGATGCTAAGAATTGGATCCAAGAAAATCAATACGTTGCTGGAAGACACATCTATGGTAACACACGCTACCAATCTTGCTTAGTCAACGACTTATTCCCTGGCGAAATAGAATTCGACAGATCTAAAATTAACGTAACCACTATCGATATAGAAGTTCAATCCGACGATGGATTCCCTGAACCATCTGCAGCAGCTAAAGTAGTTACTGCAATTTGTCTTAAAAATAATATCGACAATACCTACTATGTTTGGGGCTTAGGCGACTATGATGTTACAACATCGCTTATGAAAACCAATCGTGTGGTTTACAAAAAATGTGCAGACGAAAAAGAATTACTAATAGACTTTATTAATCACTGGGCTACTCCATCTAATACACCCGATGTTATCACTGGTTGGAACTCTAAGTTCTTCGATATACCTTATCTGGTCAATCGTATCCGTAGGGTATTTGGTCCAGATCTTGGCGAAGAAAATATTAAAAAGCTTTCCCCTTGGGGTATGGTAGAACGTAGAGAAGCTAGAATAGCTTACAAGTCTATGAACCGAGATGAGACATATGAATTCCAAGGTATATCCCAAATGGATTATATGGAAGTATTTAAAAAGTTTGGTTATGCTTACGGTCCACAAGAATCCTATTCACTAAACAATATTTCACATGTAGTGCTTGGGGAAGAAAAACTATCCTACGAAGAACACGGTTCACTATTCGATCTATACAAAGCTGATCACCAAAAGTTTATCGATTATAATATCAAAGATGTAGAATTAGTAGATCGTCTAGAAGATAAAATGGGTCTAATTACCCTAGGTCTTACTATGGCATATCGGGGTGGTGTTAACTATACAGACGTATTTGGTACTACTGCAATATGGGATTCTATTATCTTCCGTGACCTATATCAAAACAATGTTATAGTTCCCTTTCCTAAAGATTCAGAAAAAGGTAATTATCCTGGTGGTCACGTAAAAGAACCTTATGTTGGCATGCACGAACATGTAGTTAGTTTCGATTTAAACTCTCTATATCCATCTATCATTATGCAGTTCAATATGTCACCAGAAACTATACGAAATGAATATAGTCCAGAACTAAATGTAGAAACAGTTCTATCTAAACCAAATATTAACAAACCAGATAATACTGGTATCGCAGCTGGTGGCCAACACTTCGATACTTCTAAACAGGGTGTACTACCTAAGATCATCGAAGAAATGTACAGCGAACGTGTTACTGTTAAAAAAGATATGCTTAAGTATCAGCAAGATTTACAAAAAGCAGAAGACAAACAAGACATCTTTGAACTACAAAGAAAAATATCTCTTGCAGAAAACAGACAAATGTCTATCAAGATTCTACTTAACTCCCTTTATGGTGCACTTGGCAATCGTTACTTTAGATTTTTCGATCAACGTATTGCAGAAGCTATTACACTATCAGGTCAAGCTATTATTAGATGGGGTGAAAATGCAATCAATGAATACCTACAAAAGCTATTAGGATCTAAAAAAGATTATGTTATTACTATCGATACAGATTCCTTATATGTTGGATTAGGTGATTTAGTTAATAAATTTAATCCTAAGAATCCTGTAGACTTTCTCGATACAGTTTCCAAAGACAAATTGGAACCTGTGTTTATAAAAGCTTACCAAGAATTCTTCGACAAGTTTGGTGGCATCGAAAACAAAATGGTTATGTCCAGAGAGGTTATAGCTGATAGGGGTATATACTTAGCTAAGAAAAGATATATCCTAAACGTAATTGATAATGAAGGTGTAAGATATAAAGTACCAAAGATTAAAACTATTGGCGTAGAAGCTACTAAAAGTTCCACACCAGAAGTTTGCAGAGAAGCACTAAAAGAAATATTCAAAGTTATTATATCCAAAGAACAAACAGATGTTCAAAAGGCAATAAAGCAATTCAAAGAACATTTCTTTTCTTTAAATCCATATCAGATTGCATTTCCACGCGGTGCTCAAAATATAACTGGATATGCAGATACAGCTACAATATACAAAAAAGGTACACCAATCCACGTACGTGGTGCTTTACTTTACAACAAGCTAAGAGATGATATGGGACTAACTAAATACCCAAATCTAAGAAATGGCGACAAACTAAAATTTATTTACTTAAAGCAACCAAACCCAATTAAAGAAAATGTAATTGCTTTCCCAGATTATTTGCCAGAAGAATTTCAATTAGATGAATACATCGACAAAGAATTGCAATTCGAAAAAACATTCTTAGATGCTATCGAAGCTATTTTACAACCAATCGGTTGGACATCCAGCCCACAAATGACATTGGACTTATTTTTCGAATGAAAGTAATATACGTAGGAACAAAACCAGGTAATCATCCTCCAGAAAAATCACCTACAATAAAGAGGATAACTAAATGGTCAATAGAAGCTGGAATTAAAAACTGGACTTGGACAAACATTTCTGATCCAGACTGGAGAGCTCTGATTATAGGATGCAGAGTAATAGCTATGGGAAACGATGTAGCTAAACACTTTACAGAAAACAACGTAGAACATTTAAAAGTTCCCCACCCTAGTGGATTAAACCGAATGTGGAATGATCCGGAATTAGAACCCAAAGTGATTGAACAAATTAGGGGGTTTACATCACTTTAAAAATATGGTATAATACACACTATGAAAAATATACAACTACTAAGATTAAGCTCGGGCGAAGAAATTATTGCTGATGTTGATTTAAATGGTATTGACACAGATACTGTTATAGTTAAAGATGCAATTGTTTTAATCCCAGCTGGAGAAGGTAAAATTGGCTTTATGCCGTTTATGCCTTATACAAAAGCCAAAGACGGCGTCGAGATTGATATGAAATGGATTATGTTTATGGTTGATCCAATCGACGAAATGGTAGAACAACATAGGAATGCTACAAGTCAAATAGCAATCCCAGATAAGAAGATCGTAACATGAGTAAAGATTGGGTAAAAGATATTCACCTAATGCAGGCTAAATATCTTACACGTCAATGGATTGAAACTAATCCAGATAAATTAAAAGCATTTCTAGATTTTAGGGTTGATTTCCTAAGAGAAGAACTAGAAGAAACAGAAGCAGCATTAGTTAATATGGATGCTGAAGAAATAGTCGACGGTCTAATAGATATTTGCGTTATCGCAATTGGTACATTAGACGCATTCGGTGTCGATGCATATCAAGCTTGGGATGAAGTTCTAAAAGCTAATATGAAAAAAGAAGTTGGCATTAAGCCAGAAAGACCAAACCCGATGGGTCTTCCAGATCTGATGAAACCAGAGGATTGGGAAAGTCCATCACATGCAGGAAACCATGGTAAGTTGCACGATATTCAATAATATATATGATAACCAAACCGATAAGAGGATGGATTATGAATCATTCGACCAGTTCGAAACAATCTTATATAGGCTCGCAGAGTCTACAAAATACCCTACTAAATCTGAAGCTCCTCTTATCAGTCCTGCTACATATCTGCCTGATAGTACTCGTGCTAACGATAACGTGGTGTCTTGGGGCGGTTTTGGTATTCTCGATGTGGATGACTTTGTAGGCAACATAAAAGATATAGAAAAAAAATATGAAAGATTTAGATATGTTTGCTATTCTACTGCTTCTTCTAGTGTTGATAAGCCTAGGTTTCGATTAGTATTTCCACTAGATAGATGGGTAGAGAAAGATGAAATTAAACACTTCTGGTTTGCACTTAATAAAGAAATTGGTGGAATCGCTGATGCACAAACTAAAGATTTATCTAGGATGTATTATATTCCTGCCAAATATAAGAAGGCTAATAATTTTATTTTTAGTCATGATGGCGATATTATGGACGTTGGAAGCTTACTAGAAACACATCCCTATTTTCAGCAATCAGATAACTTCTTCGATAGATTGCCAGAATCAATACAAAAAGGTTTACTAGAACATAGAAAAAGCCAATTAAAAAATACTTCATATACTTGGACTGGTTATCACGATTGTCCATTTGTAAATAAAAAACAAGTTAGCGAATATAAAACTATTCAAGGAACAGGCTGGTATGCTAAGATGTACCAGATAATGGTTTCAACAGCAGGAAATGCTTTAAACAAAGGTTATCCCATTACAGCTAAAGAGGTTGCACATATATGCAGAACTTTAGATAATGAAACGGGTAATTGGTATCTAAAACGAGATATGGAAAAAGAAGCAGACCGAGCTATTGAATTTGTGTTTAGAAATCAGGGGCTATAATGTTTAAAGACTATATTAATAATTTAAAGTTAATCGTCACTCAAGAAATGTTCGACAGACATAATGAGGAATGGGAAACTATAAAGAGTGGGTATTCTTCTAGAGCTAATCTAGATTCAGAATATCTGGAAGATAACGTAATTGAAAATAATGAAGAGGCTATACGTATAACTGGACCAGGTAGATACCTAGCTGATATCCAATGGCGAAATATGAAGATCGATTTTAAAGAAATCGCATCTCAATGGTATAATCTACAACACGATTATACGAGATACCTCGATGCTTTTCAAAAAAATAAACTAACGCATTTCTTGTTTTTCAAGTCAAATCGTCCTCGTTATAACAATAAGGAATATAGAAATATGCCAGATGTAATACCAGTAGGGTTTGAATTAGAATTTGAATATTTAGGTTGCTTTGATGTTATGGAAGTCATGGGATCAATAGAACAAATACAACCAGGAACACTTAGAAACAGAGTTAAGATAGAAACTTTACAGGAGAAATATGGGATTATTTAACACATATAAAACCCCCGGAATAACTGATAAGATATATCACCGAAAAGAAATACCAAATGATTATCATTGTACATGTGATTATTGTAGAAAGAATTTCTTAGGAGAAATATTCCACACACCAACTGGTGAATACTATACGCAATCGTCTAGAAAGAAGTATTACTTTCCCGATGTAAAACCTGAGGGCGGATTCGACAAACACATCTGCCCGGGTCATTGGTCTGGTTATAGATGGGCAGTTCAGAATTTAACAAAACCAGGAGATACAGTCTTTGATCCAACAGTAGGAACAGGAACAGCAATAGTAGAAGCTATCAATGCTGGCAGAAATGCTGTAGGTATAGAATTAGAATTTCCACACATTACAAAAAGATCTGTAGATGTACAATATGAAAGAGGTACTGCTACAGGGAAAGGAACAGTTATACAAGGAGATGCTAGAGACCAGTTAGAATTATTAGACCAGAATGGATTCGAGGGAG